CTTGCCTACAGCAATTGGCTGGTGCATTTCACGGATGTTTCCACGGAATTTTTTAAATGCGTTTAGTGACGCTTCTGGGGTAACGATGTCATTCTGCTTGTCTAGGTTATCAAGTGTAGCAAATCCAGAAACGATTCTTCGTTCCTTATCTACTTTAGAGAATGGCATCGACAGGCGAACATTGTCGCCATCGGTGTTCCAATGAGCTTTTTGAATAGTCATATTACCTTAATTATATACCCTTTTTATAAGTATTGTTACTATATTGTAACATACTTTTTATTCGGCTGCTCTACCCTCACCCTGAGCATTTCGTCCAGTAGTGGTGGTTGTGCTATCCGATGCATTATTTGCTCTTTCCGTATCACGCTGTCTGTTGTCTGCAAGATTTGCTCTTGCATCTGTAGCCTGTCTAGGTGTCATTTGAAATGCCTCGTCTCCATCTGGTCTTTGTGGTAACCCAAGAACTTCACGAGCTTCGTTAGGAACCATGATTTGAGTCTTAACATAGCGTTCAAGAATTTGAGACTGAGCAATTTCATCTGTAAGAGTAAGTTCGTTAAACTTAAGTTCAAGAATGTCTGTCTTCTCTTTTACAATTCTGTTAATTAGTTTTTCAAGATTACGCTGGGCTGGTCTTGCTACCTGCTCCTTAAAGGTGCGGTCTTGTGCTAAGGCAGCTGCAATAGATGCTGCGTCACCGCCACCAATCTTGGAGAGTGGAACTTGGTGAGCAACCAAGATATCATCACGGTTACGGACTCTGTATTCATTGAAAGATGCCTCCTGTACTCCATTTTCAATTGGTTCCATTTTAAACTCAACCTTGTTTGTGTCTGAGTCTCCTGGAAGTGGAATGTAAAGTGTGCGGTGTGACTGACCCTTAAGGCTAGTCTGCAAGAATCTAAACATCTTGTCTTCTGCATCAGAGGATAGCTTTGCACCCTTTAGAGTTACAACGTAACGAGGAACGGCTTTGTTTCCAAAGTAGTCGATGTTGTACTGTGATGCAAGTTGGTCGCCTTGCAACGCTGTGATGGCAGAGATGATGTCTGGAACACCATAGTAAGTGTTTAGTGGCGAGTATTCTTTAAAGTGAATAATCTCATTTGGTCTTGGGTCAGATGTGATTGGATTTGGATTCTTTGCACCAAAGTTTCTAAAGTAAACAACCTTTTCACCGATAATCTGAACGTATCCATCCTTGAGTCTACGAACACGCATTGTTGTGGTTGGGATGTGACCAATATAGCCAATCTCTCCAGTAACAGTTCTGCCAACTTCTAGATATCCGTTTCCTGTTGCCTGTGCGTCTGTAAAAACCTTCATCATTGTGTGTGTAAATGAGTCTTCGTCATTTAGAGTTTCTAGCCATTCTTTTAGTTCTACCTTGGCACGTTCAATACGACTTCTTGCTCGTTTAACAGCAGCCTCGTCGTCCATCATTTCTAAGCGCATAGATGTTCTGTCTGTTGCATAAAAATCGTAACCAAGACCAACAATGTTTTCTACTTTAGCGTCAATAGCAGCGTGGTTAGCAAACGATGTGTCATAGTAATTTGCAAGTTCGTATAGGTTCCATGGTGGAGTGATTACGTCAAAGAGACCATAGCCATTTTTAAATACCTTGCCAGGATTTAGTTCTTTAGACTTTGCACCATTGATACCAGCACTAACAGCCATAGCACTGTCAAGATAGGCATCGCTCATGTCTGCCTTGTTGATTGTTCTGGTAGAACGTCTCTTAAAATTAATATCAAGACCGTTGAGACCTTTTAGGTCGTCCCACGATTTAACAAATGGGTCTTGCTTTTTAAATAGGTCTTCTTCTGCGTCAAATTCTGGCAGTGAGGCTCCAATAATGTATTCGTTCATTACTCTTCATCTCCGTAAAGTGCGATAGTTTGCTTTGCTGCATGAACTGCACCAAGGTCATTTAGGTTTGGAATAAGTCCTTGCTTCATGCGGTCTAGCTGTTCGCTGTGTTCCTCGTCAGAGATTCTTCCCAAACCAGGATAAAATACTGGGTGACCATTTGGCTCACCGTAATAAGTTGCTGCATCTTTTAGTTTTGCAATCTGTGTTTCATCATTTTTCTTTGATGGAATGTTTAAAATGTTACCTTCGCCATCGGTAAAAGGTTTTCCGTTTTCACGAATCCATACATAAAGCCCCCAGTCATAGTGTTTTTCAATGACTTGAATACGTGCCTTACCCAGGGCTTGCTCAATTGGGTCTAAGTTTTCTTGTTTCATAACCACTAGTATACCACATTATGCTGGAGTAATGGTATAAGTTAACGGTCTGTAGTTCAAGTATGCACGGTAACCATCTGCTGAGAATTCTATTTGTGCCGTATTGTTAGAATCTGGAATAATTTTGTGTGTTCCTGAGTAAATTTCAAAGATGTCTTGTGGGCTAATTCCATAAATCTGTGGTGGACCTTCTGTTAGCAATACATTGTACCAAAGATTCGGAGTTGCAGTATACCAATCATCCCAAATGTCTGCAGAGACTTCGTTCCATGTTCGAACTGTAACAGATTGACTTGATTCTTCTTGCGAAACCTGGAAGAACGAAATAGAGTTAATCAAAATTTTATCTACAATCTTAATCTTTTTATCATCTGCTGAATTAAAGTCAAGGATGCTTGTGAAAGAAACTCCTATGCTGTTCCATTGGTCAATGTTTATTTCGGACTGTGCCGTTGGCTTACCGTTTACAAAAATAGTTGCCCCATAGTATGCACTGGCACTTTTCTCCATGTAAATCTTTCCTCTAGTACCAGATGTGTTTGTAGCAATTACATAGAATGATATTGTTCCAATAATTTTATCGGTAATATTAAAAATTTCTGTTTCTGTAGATGGAAAGGCTGCTCCTGGATACTTCATAATCATATTCATTGAACTAATTTTGTAGTATGAGTCTTTTGTTTTATTTAGCTTTACATAGATACCCCTTGTTCCATCCAAAGTAGCACCAGATAGCCTTACTCCAGAATCGTCCGACAGATACAAGTATGGAGACTTTCCTTTATAAATGGTAACTGGGTTTTGTGCTCTATAGTCAAAGCTTGCTCCGTCAATTGTGTATGGGTATAGGCTGGTTCCAAACTTTGAGTCTATTGGATTTTCTGCTGCATTGAGTGCTTTTGATGCTAACTGCATTTCTCTAATAAATAATGGATTTGAGAAAATTCCATCTACCTGAAACTCTAGGTGAATGTCTAATGCAAGTGTTTGTGTGTCTACACCAGACGGAGGATAGATAACATCTCCAGTTACTACTTCATACATTTCTGTTGCCCAGTCTACAGAATCCGCAATAACTGCGTTATTACTTGACACCGCAACTTTTGTTGCTGGTACTGAATTTGCTCCAGACGACATTGTTTGAAAACTTAAATATGAACGAAGCATTTCTGAAGATGGGTCAGTTGATTTTGGGTAGTCAATATTAAACTGAATATAATCAATATCGTATTCAAGCTCTGCTGATTCATTTGTAATATATTTTGATAGAGTTGACAGTGGAATATAGTCTTGCCAATATCCATCAACTGCGATGTCTACTACTAGCTGTTCTGCAATAATTTTAGCAATCAGCGTATACGATGCGTAATGGTCTAGCAAAGCAGTGACAGTTGCTCCTGTATCAACATTTTCAATTACTCCAGAATCGGTATCAAAATATGTGTCAATCTTGTCGTAATTTCTTTGACTAGAAAATCCTACAGAGTAAATGTATCCGTCAAATGTGTGGGTGTACGAGATTTTACCGCTAGACGATGTGGTGTCTCCACCACCAACAAATACCCTAAGATTATTTGCATTTGACAAGAACCTTGCCAAGCCATCTACATTATTGTTAAGAATCATTTGCTTAAAGCTAAATCCACAAACAAAGTCTTCGCCTACAGAAATAGTTGGAGCCATTGTCGATGTCCAAACTGTTGCTCCGCTAGAATAGAACGTATAGACAACTTGAGAGCTTAGAAGTGCAGCCTTTAGATAGTCTCCAGATAGTTCGTCAACTACTTTAATCAGTATCTGCTCTGTTGTAGTTGACGCTGTTCTTCTAAAAACTCCATACAAAGATGCAACATTGCTAGAAATTTTATTTAATGTTTCGAATAGGAAGTGACCGTTGTGTCTAGAAAACTGAAAAAAGTTTTTTGGTCTTGTTGTAGCAGCAACATTGTCTATATAAAGACTTTCAAGTATGCTTAGGTTTGCTGTTCCAGATGAGACAAGAACTGTTGTAGTTGTTGAGTTGCTTACCGAAAAACTTGTAGAAGAAGCGTGTGTAATAACAAAAGTTCCATTATATGCGTCTGGAGAAAGACCAGATATTGTAACAGTGTCACCGACAGCAAAATCATTTTCTGCTGTATACTCAACATAAGTTGAAGATGGCGTTGACGGTGTTACTGCAGTAATTGTTGCATTGGAAGAAACATCATAAAATATTTCTGGTTTAGTGTACTGTGGTAGTGCTAGTGTCTTGTTGACTACCGCCAAGTTTTCTACAAGGGCTTCGTTCCATTTAAATGTATCTGGATAAACAGAGTTGTTTGAGTAATTTGCAAATGAATAGTCTGTAATAAAAGACTCTCCGTTATAAGCTTTGTTTAATTCTTCTGGAAACTGAACGCCCTGACCATAAATATATCTACGCTTTGCAACTTCTTGTGGAACAACGTATGGATAGATTCCAACGCAGTCAACGTCAATTCTTGTAACATCGCTGTGAGCATAGAATCCAATAAAATCTTTTGTAGCGTCTGTTTCAAAAACAAGGCTATCCTTGTCAAAGGATAGTGATATGACAATCTCTCCGTTTAGCAAAAGGCTTGCACCCTCGTTAAACACGTTTATGTTTACAAGCATTGGTCTGTTCCATTCACCGACATAGTGAAGTCCATAGTAAGAGTCAATTCTTAGCATCAAGAATGGACCTTTTACATAAAGCCCATCTGTTGAACCAATTGGTCCTAGAATTCTTTTTTCATCTGTTGCTGTTGTAGATATTCTTAGCCATGCCTCTAAAGAAAGTTTGTTTCCACTGCCGTTTGCGTGTAGAAATCCAGCCCCTGGTAAAATTAATGATGGGTCTCCCTCATCATCCTGATAAAAACATGATGTTGCATTTTGTGCTCCATACACCATTGGCATTCCAGAATTAGATGCTAGAATTTTTCCATTTTTTACAACATAGTATCCGTCATAGTCGGCATATCCATAAGAGTCTGCAGAAATTACTGTATGGTTTGTTGAGCCATCAAAATATGTTCCAATTGTAGATGTTGCTTCTACAAGAGCACTGTGCCATGTCATGGTCGAATTAAGTGTGCGTATTACAGAGCCAGTAGTTGCACCAGCATAAATACGCATTGATACAGCATTGGCAGGAGCAGTTACTGTTCCAGAAAGTCTTTTTTCAACCCCTGCTGTTAAAGTAAAAGTTGCAATTGGAAATTCACCTAGGCTAGTTCCTGCTGAGTTATAGAATGTTGCTGCAAGTCTACGCACATCATTAATACTTGATTTTACATAAAAAGAAATTGCATATATTTGACCAGCGGTAACTTGAATTCGTTGAGCATTTGTTGAACCAGTAATACCAAAAGAGTAGGCTGTTGTTGATGCAGCAGTGGTTACTGTGTCAAGAGCACCTGCGGCAGTTAGGGTTGTTGTTCCAGCTCCACCTGTTCCACGGTTAATTAGTCCCCAGATTTCTTGTGGCGAAACAGGAGTAGACGTAGATGGAATAGGATTTTTTACTAAATTGGTGCGAGTAGTTCCATCTAAATATGTTGCAATTGATGTTGAGCTTTGTGCAGTGCCTGACCAGGCGTATGTTGTTCTTGCAACTGTAGCTGGAAAAGTTGATGGATACTGTCCAGTTGTTGAACCGTTAAATTCTTCGGAGTGGTTTCCGATTGACACTCCATTAATAATAAATGTTTGTGTTCCTGTTGGAGCATTATAAGTTACTTTAATAACAATGCTTGAAGCAGCTGCTACTCTTGCTGTAATTTGTTTTGAAACGTGTAGCCATTGCCTATCAGTAATAAAAGTAGCTTCTTTTGGCAAGTCTACCTCAAAAAGATTTGCGCCATAGCCAACCTCTATTTTTGTAATTACTTGACTGTTGTCATACAAATAAAATCCAATTGAAAATGTTTCTGCTTCTTTTGAAGTAAAGGTTGCTGTGCTTGTTAACGTTACCGTGCTTGAACCACCAGAAATAGACACCTGTGCAGTGTAGTCATTTTCTAGTGGTGGATAAGGAAAGTTTGCGTTGTTAAATGAAGCTACCGTTGCTCCTGCACCAGTCTTTGTCCACGTAGTTAAGTCTTTATTAGCGTCAGAAATAAATGAAGCAAATCCTGCATCATCGTCTAGTGACCACAAAGCGATTGGATGTTCTGCAAAAACTTTTTCTGCATAAAGATTAGAAGGATTAGCCATGATACTACTATTTTAGCACATAAAGAAATGCCCTGCCGAACTAACGACAGGGCATAACTTATGAGAACTACTCTTTGTCTGGAATCTTAATTTCACAGTAGTCGGTGGTGCAATATGCCTCACCCTGTGCTTCAAGATTATCCACACCATCGTAGATTGCAGAGAAGTCAATCTTTGCAATTCTACCGATGTAGTAGTCGTATTCTTCTTCTGAGATTTCTGTATATGGCTGTTGCTCATAAACATCGTTACCCATTGGAAGGAATGATACAGCCTTTAGTTGACCCTCATACATATTAAGTACAGGAGCAACGTGCTGCTTTTCAGTTTCCTTGTCAAACGACAGGGTTACTGATACACCATTGTCAGACCAGTACTTTTGAGCAGTAGCAGCAAGTGCCATCTTCTCAAAGATAGTTACATCCTTCTCTGAACGCTTGATGCCTGAAGAGATTGGGAAGTATACTACTGAAGTATTGTCTGAGTATAGTGCTGGTTCAATCTTATACCCTGCTGCTTTAAATAGGTGAAGCATTGGGTCCGTGTTTCCAAAACGGATAGCACGTAGATAGAACTTGCCTCCTGGCATCCAGTGGACACCTGGAGTCGCTCCAGATAGAATAGACACTGAGCCAGATGGCTTGACTGTGGTTACACGAATTGATTCACGAACACATAGCCACTCTGAGTATTTTCTGTCATAGAAGCGAATTTTGTTGTAACCCTCGTCCATCCATTCACGAGTTGCTGGTAGACCATGAGCGTCAGCAAATGATGCAATACCAGTTAGTGATGTTCCGATACGACGGTTACGTTGCATAATACCGTTGGTTTGCTGCCAGTGTGTAGGAAGAAGTGTTACAGTCTTTCCATACAAGTAAGCAAACTTTAGAGTGCGTAGGAAATCTTCCTTACTCTCGTGACGGTTTAGGTGAACCTCAACTAGGGTACATAGTTCGTATGACTCTAGTGGCTGTTCTGCACATGGGTTGAATCCCATGACACGGTAGTCTTTGCCATCTGCAGGGTCTGCTAGGCGACCATAGTTGCGAGCAACATCTAGCCAGATAAAACCTGGCTCTCCATTGTCTGCAATGCGGTCAACATACTGTGTGTAGTCCATACCAACCTTGGCAGAAATAGAGTTGTTTGACATCCATGCCCAAGGAGCACGGTCTGGGAACTTCTCGTAGTTCTTTAGGTTGATAAATTCTTCATCTTCTGCACCACCCAAAGCGAGGGTAGCAGAACGACGAACGTTACCTGCGACAACACAGGTTCCAATGAGGTTAACAATGTCAACGATTGCACGAGAGTCTAGTTTTTCTCCTGCACGTCCACCGATAACTTCACGAAGTTGATTGTGTACCTTAATTAGTGGAGCTGGTCCAGAGGCTGTTCCGCCAAAGCCCTTAATTGGAGCACCTTCAGGACGAATTAGCGAATAGTCAAACTCCTGAATAGCCTGATTTGGTCTCAAGAATGAGTTTAGAAGTAGTCTTAGTGACTCTACCCATCCTTCACGAGTATCTGGAATCTCGTAAGTTACTGCTGGTTCTACTGGTGTGTAGATTGGAAAGTTCTTTTCTGCACCAAGTGTGTCAAAGCCTACACCAATACCCAGCATCAGGGCATCCATTACCCAAGCAAATAGTGCTCCTGGGTCATTCTTGTCTAGGTCTTTTGTTGATACCATTGCACAGTTCTGCAGGGCAGCTGAGTTACGCTTTTCCATTGTTAGTGGTGTACCAAATGTCCACATACCACGACCTGGTGGTGTCCACTTAAGGGTAAACATTCTGTCAAATGCTTCTTGTGCTGACTTCTGTGCCTTATAGTCATTCCATGGGAGACGGTTCTCCTTTGCATGGTTTTTCTGGACAGAGTACATACCTTCGATAACTCTGCGTACTACTTCGTACCAGCGTTCCTTAGTTCCGTCTTCTTTGACTCGTGAGTAGGTTCTAACAAAGGTGATTTCACCTAGCGAGTTTCCACCTGCATCCACGAATCCAAAGGGTGATTCCGCTGTTTTGTACTTTTCGACAAAATCATTCGGTAGGGTAAATGAGAAAAATTCCGACATAGTGTTTCCACCTTTCCATAACTGTGATGTATAAAGTATACCACAGTTTTAGAAAAAACAAAACACTATACTAATTCTTTGTCAAAATCTATGTCGTGATACTCAGTGCGACAAGGACCACAAAGTATTACTGGTGTTTCTTCGCTGTTTGTTACATGGTAGAGTTTAGCATTTTCAGTTGGACAGCCTTCTACATGACAGGTTATCCACCAACCAAAACGTCTTACTACTTCATCTTCCATTATGCCCACGCTCCAATACTATTATCGGCTGTTGCAGAACCTATAGGAGTAAGTTTTATAAATGAGTTGGCTCCTAGGGTTAGCTGTAGTGTTGCTGGTGTTGCACCATTTGTTCCACCAAAGTTGATAGAGAAACTTCCTGCCGTTGTTGACGTCCTAATTATACCACGCATTGAAATTCTGTGCCAGTTACCGCTTGTTGTAACTACGGTCATTGTTCTGTTAGTGTTTGCTTGCATTGCATAAAATGAACCAGCAGTAGATTGTGTAGTTGCTGCAGCAATATTTTGAATAATAATTCCTTCGGCTAGAATTGTTGTGCCAGTAGGGTATGAGAATGTCATGCTTTGTGCAGTTGGTGCGTTTGTTGAGTATGATGTCTGTAGATATAGCGTTGCCTCAATCTGATATGCAGTAGATGTGGCTAGTGGAAGAGCTACAGAAAAGGCACTTCCAGAAATAGCAGCACCACCAGTAGATGTTCCAGCAATGCTCATAGAAGAAACATTTGAATAAAAATAATTTGACTCAATCAGCCCTCTACCAGATGTGGTAAATGGGGTAGCAAAGAAGTTTGCATTGTTATACTCTATAGCACCAGCAACAGGTGCAGACAATAGGTCTGTTGAAGAACCAAAATATAATGGAGCAGTATCTACTGTAGTGCTACCACTGCGAAGCTTGACTGCACCAGCATAAGTTGCAACACCACCAGTCGCTAGTGTCAACTGTACTGTTGAACTTTCTACAAATCTCAATGATGGTGTTCCAGATGTGCCATATGAATCAATATACCAGTATGCTGCTCCATCGGTAACACGAGCAAATTCTATTTGACCGCCCTCAGCACCTGCACCACCAACAGTTGAAACTGAGGTTAGTAGCGGAGTGGCTGTTTTTAATGTTCCATTTACTGTAACAACTCCATTGGATGCTCCAATTGCTGTAGCAGTAGATGCTCCACCAATATTCAAAGTTGTGGCGGTAGTGTTAATAAGATTAAATGTAGTTTGGTTGGTTGTAATGTCTCCACCATTAACAGCAAAGTCACCACCAATAGACAAGTTGTTTGTAGATGGATTATAAATCAAACCAGCATCTGTATATAAGGACTCTGCGGTTGCGGTTCCATTGTTTGAGTCAACAAATACTGGGTAAAAAGAGGCATTTGTTGCGGTAGATATTGTTTTTACTGTGTCTGCATCTGTTGCAGATGGACCTGTAGGACCTGTAGGTCCTGTCGGACCAGTTGGTCCTGTTACAGTAGATGCTGCACCAGTAGCTCCTGTTGGTCCAGTGGGACCAGTGACTGTAGATGCAGCCCCTGTCGGACCTGTGGGTCCTGTAGGTCCTGTCGGACCTGTAGCTCCGTCTGCTCCATTAGTGCCATTAGTTCCTGCTGGTCCTGTTGGTCCTGTAGGACCTGTTGGTCCTGTTACAGTAGAGGCAGCACCAGTAGCACCAGTAGGTCCTGTAGGACCTATTGGACCTTGAGAGCCTGTTGCTCCTGTGGGACCAGTGGGACCAGTAGCCCCATCTAATCCATTAGTACCGTTAGTTCCAGCAGTTCCCTGTGGTCCTGTAGGTCCTGTCGGACCTGTAGCTCCAGTAGCACCAGTAGAACCAGTAGCCCCTGTAGCTCCAGTAGCACCAGTTGGACCTGTAGGTCCGATATCTCCAGTTGCTCCTGTAGAGCCAGTAGCACCTGTCGGACCAGTTGGTCCTGTGTCTCCAGTAGCACCAGTATTTCCTTGTATGCCTTGTGGACCCTGAGCACCTGTTGGTCCTGTTGGACCAACGCTTCCTTGTGGACCTGTAGGACCTGTCGGTCCTGTGGCTCCTGCTGGTCCTGTAGGACCTGTTACAGTAGACGCTGCTCCTGTGGCTCCTGTAGGTCCAGTAGGACCTTGAGGACCAACTATCTGACCTGCATCAGTCCAAGAAGAACCATTCCAAACATATAGATTTCCATCTGAGTCAACGATGTATGCGTCATTGATTGACATTCCAGTTATGGCATTTAGTGCTGTTAGGTCTGCTACTGAGCCTACAAAGTTTATTGATGTACCCTGCGGTCCTGTAGGACCAACGTTTCCTGTAGCACCAGTTGGACCAGTTGGTCCCTGTGAGCCTGTTGCCCCTGTTGGTCCTGTCGGACCCTGAGCACCTGTCGCTCCTGTAGGTCCTGTAGGTCCAGTGTCCCCAGTATTTCCTTGTATACCTTGTGGTCCTTGTGCTCCTGTAGGTCCTGTAGGTCCTTGAGCACCTGTGGCTCCTGTCGCCCCTGTAGCACCTGTAGGACCAGTGGGACCCTGAGCACCTGTAGAACCTGTAGCACCAGTAGCTCCTGTTGGTCCTGTCGGACCTTGAGAGCCTGTTGCTCCTGTTGGACCAGTTGGTCCTTGAGCACCAGTACTTCCAGTGGCTCCTGTAGCACCAGTTGGACCAGTTGGTCCCTGTGAGCCTGTTGCTCCTGTTGGTCCTGTCGGACCCTGAGCACCTGTAGCTCCTGTAGCACCAGTAGGTCCTGTAGCACCAGTTGCACCAGTAGGTCCTGTTACTGTAGAGGCTGCACCTGTAGAACCTGTTGGACCTGTGGGTCCAGCTGGTCCTGTAGGACCTGTTGGTCCACTAGGTCCTGTTGCTCCAGAAACAGCACCAGCTTCAAAATAGTCTAGATTTGACCAAGTGTTTGTTCCATCACCAATTTTAAACTTGCCAGTGTCTGTTTCGTAGCCAATTTCAGCAACCTCAAGAACTGGATTACTTGATGTCCAGTCGGCTGCTGTTCCTCTTTTGTGCTGAATAGTAGTCATATCAATCTATATTATATCACAATAAGCCAAGTAACTTTCTGGTAACTTTCTGCAAAAGTTTGTTAAACCTCTTTAAATAATGGTATAATTTAAAGGAACTTCCCTTCAAAAGGAAGTTTTTGCTTTATCGGATTCTACTTCATAAAGAATAGTGTCTGCCAGAATACCGTTGCAGTTTAACGGTAGAGTAACAACATAAAAAATAAGGAGGTAGCAAAATGATTAAAAAATTTGCTGCAGTAAGCGTGATGGTTTTATCGCTTACAACGTGTTCAACTTCGGCAACGGCAGTTGAGCTAAAACCAATTGATTCAAAGGTAATACAAACAAATAACTTTGCTATTGAGACTGCACTTAGTTTTCAAGAGCAGATGATTATTGACCGCAATACCCAGATAGTAAAAAACGCAATTGCTAAACTAAGGCAATATGTAGGAAAAACCTGGTACGTATTCTCAGGTAGCACTCCCAGTGGATGGGACTGTTCAGGTCTAACAATGTGGACCTATCAGCAAATTGGAATTGAACTAAAACATAGTGCAAGTATCCAAAAGAATGCTGGCAAAAAATATAAAACCCCAAAAATTGGTGACGTAGTTGCTTTCGGATGGAAAAACTATTCTGGAGCACAACACGTTGGAATCTATATTGGTAATGGAAAAATGATTCATGCCCCTGCTCCTGGACATAGGACTGCTATTGTTTCTGTAAAGAAATGGGCTAAAATGAATTGGAATACTAAAGTTACTTATACGAGGTTTATAGAAACAAACTAAAAGATACCCTGGCTCAAAAGGTCAGGGTATTTTTATGACCAGCTGTCTGTATCAGCAATTTCTTCAAATATGCAGTATGAATCTATTGCAGTTGTAAACGATGCGGTTGAGGTTGGACCTCCAAGATTAGATGCAGCCAGATAAATGCTTGGACCAATGTCTCCAGCAGTTGCACTAACCCTAATTATTCCAGAACCAGAAACAACTGCATATCCTGTGTCACTACCAGCAGACACTGTGTCAATAGCAATAGAGATAGACGAAGATTCATAAACAGAAACTTCGGAAGTCGTTGATGTTTCTTCGGCAGCTGCGTCAACCCTGTATCTTAAATCTGCTCCAATTGTAGCCCCAGAAGGTAGTGCAAACTTAAAGTCAATTGATGCGTCTCCATTTGCACCGCTACCATTTATGCTGTGAAAAAATCTAACAGAAAAATCTACTTTATATACAGTGTTTGCTGTTGCAGCAAAGTACTTTCCTAGTGCAGCAGAAGTTTTTGTAGTTGAGGATGTTGTGCTAATTGAATCTGTTACGGTTGTACCAAGTATAAGAATCTTTGGCACGGTTGCAAGTATTCCAGATGTTGGCAATGTTACAGAAGTGTTACCAGAAGTTGCAAAAGCAACCGTGTGAGTGCTAGAACCAATAGTGGTATTGCCACTTACTGTAATTGTTTTACCTGTATTAGCTACCCCAGTTCCACCATACTGTCCAGCAATTACTGAGCCATTCCATGTTCCAGTAGTAACTGTTCCAATGCTTGCAAGCGAAGACAATGTTGTGACTGCACTGTTTACCAAAGTTCCAGAAGATGGAAGTGTAACCGAAGAACCGCCAGAAGCACCAGCAATTGTAACCGCATTGCTATTGATTGTTAGTGCTGCGTTAGCACTTATGTTTGCACCAAGTTTAAGCGTTCTAGCAGCATTTACTAGGTCAATGGTTAGCGTTCTACCAGCGGTAAGGGCGGTACTTGATGTGGCAGCAAGAGTTACATCATATGCAGCACTTGTATCACGAACGCTTAGTGATGTTAAAGAATCTGCCGTTCCAGCATTAATGTCTGGAGTTGTTAGAGTTTTGTTTGTAAGTGTCTGTGTAGCATCTGTTCCAACTAGAGTAGTTGTTGCATTTGGAAGAGTAATAGTTCTGTCTGCTGTTGGGTCTGTTACTGTTAAAATTGTTTCATACGTATCTGCAGTAGCACCCTCAAAAATAATTGTTTTTCCAGTATTTATTACTAAATCATTTTTTACGAGAGTTGTTCCAGTTGTTGAACCAATCTGGACATCTGTTGCAGCAGCAGCAATGTTTACTGTGGTTGGAGATGCAAGCAGATTAAATGTTGCTGCTGACGATGTTAGGTCTCCACCATTTACTGCGAGGTCTCCTGTAAGTGTTGTATTACCAGTTACAGCTAGAGTAGTTCCAATTGTTGCAGCATTTGTAATTGCTACCGTTGCATTTCTAATTGTTGCTGTACCTGTTGTTGCACCAATAATTAGTGTGGTGGCAGCACCACCAACATTTAAAGTAGTAGCACCTGTATTAAACAATGCAGCAGTAGTTCCTGTTGTAGTTAGTGCAGTAGATGTTCCATTGTCAATTGCGATGTTTCCAGTAAACGCATTCGCTCTGTTTAATACTGCAACACCTGTAGAAGGATTTGCCAAACTATCGTGATAACTATTAAAAGCTGTTTCAATATTAGCTGCATCACCTAGTTGTGGAACTGTTCCAGAAAGGAAGTCTGTTGTACGAGTAGTAGCCATGTGTAAATTATATCACAATCTTGCTTTTGAAGAACGCTAAGTTATTCAAGAATCTTTCGTTGTCTGGCTCTATTTTTATTGCCTCCTGAATGTAGTAAATTGCTTTATCGTATTTTTCTAAATGCCAGGCTGAAATTGCTGCTAGGTCATAAGGTAATGCTCCCCATGCAAAATCTTCACATAAATAGTCAAGCGGTTTATGTTTAATTTCTAAAGCCTCAGTCGCATATGAATAGCAGTCCCCCCAATTTTGATTATCATAAAACCATTTTGAAAACTCAACGTATGCTTCTCTTCTGCCAGAGTCTTCCCGAATAGCTGCAGCTAAATAGACATCTCCAACTTGTGGATTACACTTAGCAAGATATCTATATGCTGCTGCTCGCTCTGGTCCCCACTTTGCTTTTGGTAGTTCTAAATATCTTTTAAATTCTTTTGTGGCGTTATCATTCATACCGTGATAAAAAAGCTCTCTTGCGTAGTAAAAAGTATTTCTATCGTCGTTAGGGTCCTCTTCAATTGCTACCTGCAAAAGTGGAAAATATTGACCACGTGACTTTGTACTATCTGGATAATGATGAATCTCAAGGTCAGTCCAGCCTTGAACTTCTTCGATACGGTCAGTGGTTAGTACTTCGTGGACTGGATGTTTCCAGCGGTAGCCAAATCTTCTGTGAATTTTATCTCCACCATACTCTAGCCCTGGAGTTCCATCTTCATTCCATGACCAAGTATATTTATAGCGAGGACGAGTTACAGTATCTGGAATAGCCTCAAGTTTTTCACGCCATCCTGGAACAAGGACTTCATCCATGTCAAGGGAGATACAGATGTCTATGTCTTTTGGCAGGGCAGTCAGAGATGCATTGCGAGCATCGTCAAATCTCCATGGCGTAACATTGACTTCTCTAACATTAATACCAAGTTTCTTTGCAATCTTTTTAGTATTGTCAGTTGAGCCTGTATCTGCAATCAGAATGTAGTCTGCTTCTTTTGCTGAGTTGTACCATCGCTCTACAAACTGTTCTTCATTAAGTGCAATTGTATAAACTGCTATCTTCATATCTCTCCTATGTATAAATCTATTATACAGTACCGCCATCGATTGATGGTAGGGAAAGTGTTTTAGTTCCAGAATCATAAACTAGTGGGCTATTTACAACAAGCAATCCTGTAGGTCCTGTAGGTCCAGTAACAGTGCTTGCTGCTCCTGTAGGTCCAGTAGCCCCTGTAGGTCCAGTTGGTCCCTGGCTTCCTGTAGGTCCTGTTACAGTAGATGCTGCTCCTTGTGGTCCTGTGGGACCAGTGGGACCTAACGGTCCTGTAGGACCAGTAACTGTAGATGCTGCACCTGTAGGACCAGTCACACCAATGTCTCCAGTTCTAGCAAAATCAAGAACGATGCCTGAGCCAGGGGTAAGTCCAGAAATACTTCCAGCAACATATGCAACTGGAATCTTATAATAACCAACATCTGCAATAACCGTTCCACTAATCATAAAGATTAGGATTTGTCCCGATGAGCCATTTGCAGACTGGAAAATTAAATACCCTTTGATTGCGGAGGTAGAGTCATCAAATGTGTCATACCATCCAGTCATAGAAACATTATTTGCATTTGCATTATCGATGTATAGATATGTTATAGATGCTGGAACAGAGTTATTTAGTCGAACATATCCTGTTCCTGGGTCAGCGTCTACGATGTTGTTTGAATAAAAATATGGAACACCTGCACGTTTACCTTCTGGTCCAGTTGCTCCTGTAGGACCCTGAGCACCTTGTGGACCTGTCGGTCCTTGTGGACCTGTAGGTCCTGTGACGGTTGACGCAGCTCCAGTTGGACCTTGAGGTCCTGTTGGACCAGTTGGTCCTGTTGCACCGTCTGCACCTACATAACCGTTAGCACCTGCAGGACCTGTAGGACCAGTAGGACCAGTTACACCAGATGTTCCTGTAGGACCAGTCGGTCCTGTAGGTCCAGATGTCGGTGGTACAAATTCATAAAGACCAGATGTAGAGTTATAGGCTAGAACATAACCATTCTGACGACCAGATACAACTACGTCATGTATCTCTCCAAGCTCAAAGCCATTCTGGACCTTTACGTAAATCTTTCCATTGTTTTGTTGTTTTCTAAGAACATAGCCAAGAAATACTAGGTTTGCAGGAGCACTAGGTTTTACAGAGTTTCCAAACAGCATTGCTCCGTTTGTACCAAGCCAGATTGGGTCTCCAGCGGTAGCAGCATTTGTATTAAGACCTTCAAGAAGACCTTCGGTAACAACATATCCAAATGAGCCTTGTGTAAGATTTTGTTTAAGAATACCAATTGTTTTAGATGACAAAGCTTCTGTGTCATTGCTTGCTAATGCAATTGTTGGGTTGTTTCCGTCTGCACCATTGACATAAACAGCCTGACCTTTGAGCAAAGTTGTTCCAGTATTATTTTTAACATATTGGTCAACCTGCGATGTAAAGTTATCAATCCACTCTGTGTTATAGTTTGTTCCGTCTATTTTTGCAAGAAGCTGTCCAGCAGTACCACCAGCAGGAACACCTTGTCCTGTAGCACCTGTAGGTCCTGTAGCACCATTTGAGCCTGTGGCTCCTGTTGGTCCTGTCGGACCAGTTGGTCCAGTTGCTCCAGTTAGAACCATGCCAGGTGCAGGAATGATTTTAATTGTGTCAGACGTTGCTGTTTGGTTAATGACTTTAATTGTCGGGGCATCAGAGACGATGGTCTTTACAACTACATCAACATTATTTACAGGTACTACCTTAACAACGGTAGCAGGATTAGAAGTTGCAATTACTTCAACTGTACCTGCTGGAGTACTAGTTACTTTAAGTGTGGACATTAAGGATTATCGGTTACGTCAGGAAGAACGGTTATGGTTCCAATTACTGGAGTCCAAATACTTCCATTTGCAAGCGTAACCTGTAAGTCAAAAGCGAGTTCAGCAACAACGTTTGAGTATCCTGTACCCCAAGTTGCTGTAACTGCTGGTAGGGCGGTAATCTCAACATATCCAGCTCCAGCAGTAGTTTGCAGTGTGTCTAGAGTTTCACCCTTGTAATCATAAGCAGTAGATGCGTATGTCCATCCAGCCGTAGACTGGGCTGTTGTTTCATCGTTTTCATAAAACTCAATACGGAGTTTAGCAGTGTCGCCACGGACAACTTTCCATTTAATATTTGCTGGGTCAGCACCATAAGAAGGATTGGCAGATGAAGTCATAGTAGTATTATTATACACCATATAATCAAAGAAAAAGCTAGTATTCTCGGCGGTGGGTATGTGAGAGAGACACCAAAAATACTAGCAAGAATATTATATCACAACCTGTGGATAACCCTGTGAATAAAATCGTTACCTAAAAGTTATCATAAAATATGCTAAAAAGGGCTTGACAAAAGTTCGCCGTGTGGTACTATATATATTAATAGATAGATAGATGATATATATAATATATTTATATATTAAACTATAAGATATATATTAATTAATATATAATAATCAGTTTTCGGTTTTCTTAGTTCTTGA